TCATGAGTCATGCTGATGATTTAGGTCTAACTCCAGAAGAGGCCGCGGAACACTACGAGAAGATGCAGGGCGGTGCATACGTGCAGGAAGACATTTCAGAAAAAGGCAGGATTGCTTTGGAGAAAGCAGGCTTTGATCCTATGAAAGTAAAAGAATACATGGCGGTGTTCAATGACCACGGTGACACTTCAGACATAGATCAAATGAACATGGACAAAGTTGGACTAGCAGATGCAATGGCCATGGTGTTAGCATCACATGATGTTGAGAACGAATCATATCAACCAATGCCAGAGGGTGATGAATTTGACATTGAAGAGGACGAAGACTTTGAAGAAGTGCTTGGTCCATTAGGTTTTCCAGAAGACGAAACAGAATTATTTGACGCAGAGTACCAAGGAAGAAAAGTTCCACTTAACAAACCCATGCGTGGTGACACTAAAAAATTCAAAGTGTATGTTAAGGATCCAAAAACAGGCAATGTTAAAAAAGTAAACTTCGGACACGGTGGTACAAGTGCAAAAAGAAAGACTATGAGAATTAGGAAGTCTAATCCAAAGGCAAGGAAATCATTTAGAGCACGTCACAACTGTGCGAACCCAGGACCAAAAACAAAAGCAAGATATTGGTCTTGTAGAAAGTGGTAACATGAAGATCAACGAAGTCACAGGAATCACAGAAGAAGAATTTGAACAACTAGCAGAGAAACAAGATGCCTGCTATCACAAAGTAAAATCAAGATATAAAGTTTGGCCTTCAGCCTATGCCTCTGGTGCTCTAGTTCAGTGTCGTAAAAAGGGTGCGGCCAACTGGGGAAACAAGAGCAAAAAATGAAGATAACAGAAGTAATCACAGAAAGATGTTGGAAAGGCTACACCAAGAAGGGCATGAAAACCATGTTCGGCAAACGTGTACCTAATTGCGTAAAAGCAGAAGACGTAGACTTCTGTGTGAACTGCGGTGAATTAGTATTTGAAGAAACACTAAATGAAAATTTAAAAAAATGGTTCAAAGACAAATGGGTACGTTTTGGTCCAGATGGAAAGATCAGAGGAGACTGTGCAAGAGGTTCTTCAAAAGAAGGTAAACCTAAATGTCTACCAAGATCAAAAGCAAACGCACTAGGCAAAAAAGGAAGGAAGTCTGCGGCAAGTAGAAAACGTAGAAAAGATCCAAACGCAAATAGACGTGGCAAAGCCAAGAACGTAAAAACAAAAAAGAAATAATATGAAATTTATAATTGTAAACGGAACACTTAAACCAAGCACAGAATCAAATGTATCAGTGATATGTGAAATGGTCAAGATGGGTTTTAACAAATTAGGCCATGAGTGTGAGATAGTAAACACAGCAGATTTAAATTACAAGAACAGCACAGAAGATGAAGATGATGATTTACGTCCAGTAATTCATAGAATGATACAACCAGATGTGGCAGGTATTGTTATTGCTACTCCTATATGGTGGGGTATGTTCAGCAGTCACACACAGGCATTGATCGAAAGATTGGATTATATTGACACTTGGAGCATAGATGATCATCATTATAAACCTATGATGGGTAAAGTGTTTGGGAGTATTGTATCCGGTGCAGTGGATGGATGGCAACACATCACAGGTACTTTATACAGTTTTGCATCAAATCTATCTCTTACAGTACCACCATTGTGTAATATTGAATCAGAAGCACAAGGCAAGGACAACATATTAAAAGATTCAGAAACCATTGGCATGGTTAAGAGTTTGGTAAACAATATGGTTGTTTGGGCAGAGGCCATGCAAAAAGGCGAAACTGCTAAAAAAGGTCGACACAAAGGCCACACGGAATAATCCAAATACCAATTGACTCCGCATTACATTTGTTATATACTTGTTGAATAACAACAGGAGAAACAAATGGCAGTAAGAAACTTTAATGATGCGGAAAAACAAAAACTTATCCAAATCATATCACAAGGCTCACAAGTGCTAGGCGAAGTCGAAGACCTTAAAGGTGGTTTAAAAGACACAGTAAAAGCAATATCAGAAGAGCTCGAACTAAAACCAGCACTAATCAACAAAGCAATATCTGTGGCACACAGAGGCAACTATCAAAACATTGCCGATGACATGGACACACTTGAAAGCATACTAAACACAGCCGGCAAATTATAGTGTTAAAAGTACTCAAAGAATTTTGGGTAGAAAGTTATATCACAGATAGACTTGCATTTTATTTGGAAGTATTTTCTGTTACTGTGACCATTTGGGGATCAGCACTACTAACTTTTACTTCCCCTGGGCCTGACATGCAATGGATTTTTCCGTTGTATCTTTTAGGGTCAACCACACTGGCCGTTGCGGCATATCGTAGAAGAATTATTTGGACTTGCTTTTTGGCATCATGGTTTACTATAATGAATGTAATAGGAAACATAAGAGTATTTTTTTAAATGAGTTACATAGACGCACTATACAAAAGAGACGAAGATAAAATTTATGTTGTAGAACGTGATCCTAAAAAAGGTCGTGTGTTTGTGGAGTATGACGCAAGGTATGTGTTTTACTATCCAGACGCAAGAGGCAAACACAGATCAATGACGGGTGAAACACTACAAAAAGTACAGTGTGCAACACATAAAGAATTCATTAAAGAGCAAAGATTAAGGTCCAATAAGTCTCTTTATGAACAAGATATCAACCCAGTGTTCAGATGCCTTGAGGAGAACTACTTAGGCAAAGAGACTCCCAAGTTGAACACTATGTTCTTTGATATTGAAGTTGACTTTGATCCTGAGAGGGGTTATTCAACAACAGATGATCCGTTCATGCCCATAACTGCCATAAGTTGTTATATGAGCTGGACGGATCAACTAGTCACACTTGCAGTACCACCAAAGACAATCAGTATGCAAGATGCAAAAGTTTTAACTGAACGTTTCCCCAACACAATGTTGTTTACAAAAGAGAAAGATATGCTGGACGCATTTTTACAATTAGTAGAAGATGCAGACATACTGTCAGGTTGGAACTCAGAGGGATATGATATTCCATACACAGTTGGTAGAATACAAAAAGTGCTGAGCTCAGATGACACAAGACGTTTGTGTTTTTGGGGTGAAAAGCCTAGAAAAAGAATATTTGAAAAATACGGCAGAGAACAATTAAGTTTTGATCTTATTGGTCGAGTACATTTAGATTTGTTAGAACTTTATAGAAAATACACATATGAGGAAAGACACAGTTTTAGACTGGATGCAATTGGTGAACATGAATTAGGTGAAAGAAAGACTGTGTATGAAGGATCATTGGATGCACTTTACAAAAATGATTTTGGATTGTTCATAGAATACAACAGACAAGATACTGCACTGTTGGCCAAACTTGAAAAGAAATTAAAATTTATAGAACTTGCCAATGAGATTGCACACCAAAACACTGTGTTGCTACAAACAACAATGGGTGCTGTTGCGGTTACTGAACAAGCCATAGTAAATGAGTCGCATAGAAAGGGTCTTATTGTGCCAGGCAGAAAATATAGAGACAAAGATGCTGAGCCAGTATCAGCGGCAGGTGCCTATGTGGCAACTCCACAAAAAGGTATACATGACTGGATTGGTTCTATTGACATCAACTCACTGTATCCATCTGTTATTAGAGCATTGAACATGGGTCCTGAAACAATCATAGGACAAATACGTCCTGTGATAACATCAGCAGAAATAAACAGAGCCAAACACGCCAAGAAATCATTTGCGGCGGCGTGGGATAGTCAGTTTGGCAGTTGGGAATATCAAGCAGTAATGAATCAAGAGAAAGGCACAGAAGTTGTTGTGGATTGGGAAGACAAGACTAGTGTGCGTATGAGTGCGGCACAACTGTATGAACTAATTTTCGATGGCAACAACAAATGGATGTTGAGTGCTAACGGTACAATATTCACATATGAATATGAAGCAATCATTCCAGGCTTACTGAAACGTTGGTATGCTGAAAGAAAAGAGATGCAACAAAAAATGCGTGACTGCGGAGACAATGAAATTGAGCGAGAGTATTGGGACAAAAGACAACTTGTTAAAAAGATTAATCTAAACAGTTTGTATGGTGCAATACTAAATCCTGGGTGTAGATTTTTTGACATAAGGATTGGACAATCAGTCACACTATCCGGTAGATGTATTACTAAACACATGGGAGCAAAAGTAAATGAAATTGTGGCAGGCAAGTATGACCACAAAGGTGAGAGTGTTGTGTATGGAGACACAGACTCTGTTTACTTCTCAGCATACAAGACATTACAAAAAGAGATCAACGAAGGTGTTATACCGTGGACCAAAGATTCTGTATTAGGATTGTATGACAAAATAGCAGAGGAAGTAAATGGTTCTTTCAAAGCATTTATGACCAAAGCATTTCATTGTCCAGCAACCAGAGGTGAAGTAATTGCGGCAGGTAGAGAACTTGTGGCATCAAAAGGATTATTCATCACAAAGAAAAGATATGCTGTATTGTACTATGATGTGGAGGGCAAGAGAACAGACACAGAAGGCAAAGACGGCAAAGTAAAAGCGATGGGACTAGATTTAAAAAGATCCGACACTCCTGTATTTGTGCAAGACTTTTTAGGCGAAATACTGTACATGGTACTACAAGGAAAAGATGAGAAAGATGTATTGGATAGAATAAGTGAATTCAGAGCAGAGTTCAAAGCAAGACCAGGATGGGAGAAAGGATCTCCCAAGAGAGCAAACAACATGACCAAATACACAGCGGCAGAAGAAGCCAAAGGCAAAGCAAATATGCCAGGGCATGTGAGAGCAAGTATGAACTGGAACAGATGCAAAGAGATGTATGGTGACAAATATTCGATGACCATAACAGATGGTGCAAAAGTAATTGTGTGCAAACTTAAAAATAATCCTATGGGTTATACCAGTATTGCATATCCTGTTGATGAAATGCGTATTCCGGAATGGCTGAAAGAACTTCCATTTGATTCAGAGGCTATGGAAGCCACTATACTAGACCAAAAACTGGACAACTTAATAGGTGTGTTAGGGTGGGATATACAATCCACCGAAACCAGTAATACATTTAATAAACTGTTTGAATTCTAAATACAAGTATGTTAAGCATAGAAGAAATAAAATTATTAATAGAAAAACTAGAAAAAGTTAAAAAAGAGGATCTACAAAAATTAATAGACTCTAATTTAAAAATATTAAAAGATCTAGCCATAGCCGTTGATGCCAACAATGATCAAGTAATTGACAGACTGGACAAAACTCCCGAGTGGTTCCTATTAGACAATCAACAAAAGAAAACAACACCACTAGTGGACGAAACATTGAGAAGACAAATACAAACTAAATTATTTCAATTTTCAAGATCAAACATATACAACAGTTTAGAGATTGGCCCAGGCAATGGCATGTTCTCTATGGATTTTAGAGCATGGAAATTACAGATGTTTTTGGACGTGCTACCACAGGTAGAGAAACCAATCAGGAAAATGTTTCCACCTCAACATCAAAAATATTTGGTGTTTTATCGTACAAAGAACACAGAATGTTCCAACATACCACAGAACAGTTGCAACTTTGTTTTCAGTTGGGACACATTTCCATTCTTTACACAGAATCATGTACAACAATATCTACACGACATCAAAAGAGTGTTGATTGACGGGGGTTATTGCATGATACAGTATGCTGACTGCCACTATGATATAGACTTACAGAATGCAAAAAGAGGTTATTGGAACTACAATACCAAAACAGAAATGACTAGAATGATTGAGGAAGAAGGTTACAAGGTAATTGAAATGAATCAATTCCGTCCAGGTGCCAATTATGCCATATTTCAAAAACCTGGTAAACAAAATCCAGTTGTTTATAAAAAAACAGAAATAACTCTTGATTAAGACCTAAATAATCTGTATAATAAAAACATTATGATAGACATCTTAAAAGACATCGTTAAACACACGCATGGATTGGGATTTTTAGATCTCGTTAAAATTACTGGCGACAGTAATGAAACTGGCATTGACTCAATGGCAGAAGACAGATCAGTAATCTTGCAAGGGTCTTTTCACAAACCACAAGCGGAA